CTGGAATAAAGATTTATTCGAAGTATCTTGAGAAGTACTGCTAGAACTTGTCTGACCGGCCCCTGTCGAAACTTTTGGTTTGAATAAGAAAGAATTGTTATCGTCTTCAGAAAATTGTTTTATAAAGGTTCTTAGATCAGTTCCTGATTTATGCACCCATACTCCATTTTCATTTTGTACAAGTTGCGATGCCACATCCATATATGCCATATCCGCAGCTTTATCACTTCTAAACGTATATCCACTAAGAACAGATTTTACTTCTAAATCCCTAGCGAGTTCTATGTTACGTTTTGTTATCGTTTCCAATTTAGCATTGGCTTCCGCTAACTGAAGTTCATAAACTTCTTTATGTTTTCCTTCTTCTTGAAGTCTTTTTATTTCAGCTTCTTTCTCTTTTTGTTCATACTCAGCAGCTTTCTTTAACGCATTGTCTCTTTCGCTGTACGCTTTATCGAGTTTTTCTTTGATTGGTTTAAGAGCTTCTTGGATCTTCGTGTCCATATCATCCACAGGAGAATTGGTAGCAGTAGTATCCGGAGTAATATTATCAGTTTCTTTTTCTTCGACATTTTCGGTCATTTTATGTTTCCTTTGAGTACAACTCAGTGTTATAAAGTGAATACAATTCACCCTATAGGATATTTGTTTTTAGTATTTAGGGTTAATTTAACGGGTTCTATAATCCCTTAAGATAATTATCTATTAGTATATTTCTAAGGGATAGATAATAGACTGATTAACTAAAGGGATTAAATAAAGGGGGACCGCTTTAGGGTTAATTTAACGGGGTCTCTGTAAAGAACCTGTGCATTATCATTTGTGTTTTGCTCCACATACAGTGCATGTGAACCCTTTCTTCTGATCTGGATTCATCACTCTCATTCCATTGCCATGAAGTTTATCCTGATTAGGATGCTGACATGTACATCTTTTAATTTCTGCGTTCATATTTTAGCCTATACCGTAAAATCCCCAATCATCCTCAAATTTAGTAGGATCAGGAATATCGCTCATTACATCTTTCTTTGTTAAGATGTCTGCTTCTGTTAATGTTTTACCACCGACAACTGATTTACCAGCAACTGGAATTAATCCTTTATCAATAGCTTCTTCTAAATATTGATCATATAATTCTTTTGGAAAACCTCTAGCTAACATTTCATCTAAAGTAACCTTGACAGGGTTCTTATCTAGTACGTTAGCATATAGCTTTCTTATACCCTTCCGGGCCTCCAGCATATCGGCTGCATTGGCGAAAAACGCATCGTGAATGGTGCTTGTGGCAATCTTATTGTCTCGTCCCCATAAATGGAAATTCTTGACCAACGTAGCATCGTTTGAGTGATTCCCGTTAACGGCATATGCTGTTCGTGCTTTAGTCGCGTCTGCAATGTCATTTATCTTTCCTTCAGCATTTACTACTTGTTCCCACCAAGTGGCTTCTGTTTTCTGTTGCACTTGAACTAAATTATTAACCCAATTACCATCTTTATCTTTATAGACTAATCTTTCTTCAAATGACTGGGTAAAGTTTTGCTCAATAACTTTTCCATCAAAATTAACCCATGGGACATTAGTCCAAGACTTGGGCAGCTTATTAGCATAAAATATTTCAAAACCTTTAGAGATATTTAATTTTTCTATAGGCTCTACTTTAAATACTTTAAATCCAGTTCTACGATCTTTTGGGCCTTTTACACCATAAATAAGATCAGCCAAGGTTCCGTCAGGTTTCCAACCATCAAATCTCTTTAAAAACTTTTCAGACAAAGCTTCTCCAGGCCTTAATCCTAATATTTCACTAACTCTATCAGGTAATACATAACCCTTTTTACGGGTACCTAATATACTAGTAGCGCCTATAGATTTCCAATCTAATGCAGCTTGTGAAGGCTTAGCATTAGTTAAATAATCTTCAGCTAGCCTACCAAAGAATTTAGTAAAATCTTTAAGAATAGGAACCTGCTCACCTAAATGTTCAGACATTAATTTAGCAATAGCTTGGAAGTCTTTTGGAGTGACAACCATATCATATGAACGTGTCATCTTTTCTACTAGGTCTTTAGTAGCTGGATCAAGGAAGTATAATTGTTCCATTATCTCATCACCAGGGTCTAGTCCTTTATTAAAGATGTCTTTTACATTTTCTCTTAATTGCTTAAGTTCTGCAGTTGTTTCAGGATCAAACTTTTCATATCTTGCTGCACGTGCCGATATTTCATTTAATACTTTGTCTCTATCACTAGCTCTAACTACTAATGTAGGTGCAAATGTTTCAGGCTTTTTAGTTACATTAATCAATTCTTCTTGTAATGCTGAACTAAGATCTGCTATAGTCTTTTCTGTGTTTGCAGTAGCAGGTGTAAATCCTGCATCTTCTAAAGCCATTTCAGCAGCTTGTTTATTTGTCTTTAAATTATAAACACTCGCTTCATCTTTAATGATAGTGTCTTCACCAAACCTGTTTGACTTTAAAATACGTTTTTGAGCTTCTAATAATTTAAAGGCTCTTGAATCGGAAGGGACATTTAAAGATTTTAAATGCTCATCTAAAAATTCACCGAGTTCTTCAACAACTTGCATAGCAATATATTTCTTAGTATCGCCTTTTGAGCGCTGTTCAAATTTAGCTTTATTTTCAGCTATCTTTTCTTTAGAAAATTTTTCACCAGTCTTATGATCAAATGTTTTATATGTAGCACGCTCTTTTCTTTCATCTGTTAATTCAATATCAGAAGTATGTAGCCATTTAAACGTATTTTTTAATTCTGCAGGAGACAACTGACCTTTCATAGCCTTTGAAATTAACTCACCTTGCGATTTAATAATCTCATCTACTGTGCCTACATAATTAGGATCTGTTTTATTATCAACACCTAATACTCTTAACAATCCTGCAGAATCTTGACGCTCGGATAATAAACCTTCTGTTACTTTTGTTTCAACAGGTTTTGCAGGTTTCTTTTCCAATACTTTTGCAAGTTTACCTTCAACATTAAGAATTCCAGTTCTTTCTCCAGCACCATAAAACGTAACCATATTTTGAGCTTTTGCAGCTTTACGTAAATCTTTCTCATTTAAACCTAATCTCTCATTTAAAACTTTAAACCGAGGATCATTAAAAGTTGCAGCAGCAATTTCATCATATAGCCTGCGTTTCTGATTTGTAGGTATGACATTAGATAACGAGGCTAACTGTTTGTTCTTCGTAGTTAACGCAATAATCTGAGCACCTGATGATGAAGCATCTTGTTCTAAAGCTAAAGCTGTTTTGTATGCATTCATAGAGCCGCCGGCTTTAAGATGATTATCTATCTTAGCAGCTTCCATAGCAAATCTCATGAACTTACCAAGTTCCTCACCTTCAATTAATTGCACCATATCTGATTCCAGAATGGCACGTAAATCTGCAGGTCTGGCTCTTAGCATTTTATTACCAAGGTCTACCATATCTGGCCACAATTTATCAGCAATCTTTTGGCGTCCAGTAAATGACAATGAATTATATCTACCTTCAAATACATCATTTAGACCCCCCATAAAGGCACCTATCTGATCTCTGAAGTTTCTATATCCATCTTCGCCAAGAACCTTTTCTACTTCAGTATTTAAGAAAGGTCTAAATGACTCTCCCGATTGCGGACTAATAAGGCCACGATCATAGATCCTAGCCCGATGATCGACAAAAGCATGATTACTGAAAGCGTAACCATTATTTCTAAGCCAATCCATAGATTTAAATCGCTCATATGCATCACCACGAGAAGAAATATAATGTTTATACTCGTTTAAATCATTATACTTTTTAGCATTACCACGATCATCTTCAAAGTATAGTAATTTCTGAGTAAAGTCGTAAAAGTCATTATCAATTTTATACTTGGATTTGGATGCCCAGTTAAGTGCATCTGCCATATTCTTGTCAACAAATTCTACAGGAAAATCTGAAAAACTATTTGTTGATGTAATAGGTATTCTAGTATCTTCTAAACCGAGGACACCATTATCAATAAAATACGTTTTATAACCCTCGCGAAATAATAACTTATTCTTATCCGTTGTTACACCGACACGAAGGCCGACATCCACTTTCCGTGTGAGCTGTGAGTATTTTTGTACACGCGGATCAGTAACACGTATATTATATGATAAGGTGTCATAATAGGGACCAAATAAAGAACCACTAAGTCTACTTTTCATTCTTCTTTTTTGAACACCATATGTTTCAACTTCAAAGAAATTATTAACATTTTTAGCTTCAAGTAGCTTCATACCTGTTTCATACCATTTACGTCTAGTGCCGTTCATATTAGCAAGATTATATAAATCTCTTCCTAATGCAATAGCAAACTGGTCTCTATCAGGCATATCTGCCATACTTAGCCTGTGAGCAAACTTTAGATAAAATTGCTGTAATGCAGATTCAGTTAAACGTTCTTTACCGTTAGGCATTCTTTTTAATACTAAAGGAATTTTGTAATCAAATGTATTACGTAACTCTCTAGCTATTTTAGGTGATATAGTGTCTTCCCAGTTATTCTTAGCACGAATATTATCAATGAAATTATCATGTAAGTCTTGTAATTGAGTTGGACCTAATACTGGATCAATATAATTATCTTGTTTGAGTTTCTTCAATACGTTGATATCACTACGTATCTGAGTTTCAATAGCATCAGAAACATTCATTACATCAAATTTAATTTGACCTTGTACTACAGCTTTAAAATTATTCCACTGTTCACCATTATTTCTAAATCTAGTAAATAATATACGCAGGTTATCTACCACGACTGCCCTTTCATTAGATCCCATTTTCTCACTAAGTAATTCATTAAATTCCTTAATAAATTCCTTATCTTTAGGCTTTAGAACATTACTTTGTTCTGTCAATCTTAAGTTATTATTTAGTACGGACGGATTGGGTTGGTATAGTCTTGTATCTTCGTATCGACCTGTGACAGGATTAAAAATGAGTTGATCTTCTGTTGGAAGACTATTAAGTACTCTTGCCTTGGCAGATTTCTTAGTATGAATAAGACCACCCCTATAATTAGTGAGCGATAATGTACCGTCTAATTCACCTGATTGCAGTAAATAATAATCTTTAAGTGTTTGTATAAGCTTAGTGTTGCCAATTAAATCATCAGGTGTCATGATTGGAAGTTGCATAGCATCAAGTTTAGCTTTAGCATTAGCAAACTTTTTTGTATCATTTGGCAGTGTATATGTGGGATCGGTCATCCGTCTTAATTCTTTAATCCCAATAGAATTACCTTCGGGATTAGTAAACTGATCTAAGGTAAGCTGCCCGCTTTGGAACATACTAACTTTTTTATAATCACCTAAATGCCTTAATTGTACATCTTGTGGCTGACGCTTTAGCCAATCATTGTATGATTCTCTAAGTGGTGTATTACCGTCATAAAAAGCCTTTTGAGCATCAGTTAAGTTCTCAATATTTCTACGTCTTACTTGTGCTACGCTTTCTAAATCTGCTATATCGCTCCATGATTTAAATACAGGAACTGTTGTAGATCTACAATGCCAATGTGCTGGTGGGAGATGTGTTGTATCGCTAATCGGATAAATTTCACCATCTCTATGGGCACATACTGGGGTTGTTCGTGCGTCAAGGACAGCAACATATTGCCATCCTTGTAACGCTTTTTCATTTGCTTTATAAATAGCATGATCAGCCTGAGAGGATACAGCTGTAATGGCTGTTATTACCAGACCTTTCGACTGCATGCGAGTTATATTATGTACATTTCCTGCACGTACTTGTAGAGCTATTTCATCTACGCTTTTTCCGTCAGCTATACCCTTACGTATAACTGCTTCTAATCTAATTTTTTCATTCTTGGCAATACCTGACCATCCCTGTTCCATTGTACCATTTTCGCTTAATGGATTTTTAAGTACAATTTCTTCAGAGATTCTATTTTTAGGTCTTTCAGTACGCCATATTTTACCCATTGCCACTTCAACTTTTTGATAAGCATATGAGAGTTGATCTGAGACAAGTGATGAAAGATCTTTTTGAACAGAATTATTAATTGACTTATAAGTCTTTCTTAACTCTTGATCAACTGCTTCTCTGAATCTTTCAAAACCCCTGCCTGATAGTTCAGCATCTTTAATTAATTTATCTAGTCTAACAACATGACCATCAATTACTAAATCAACTTTACCAGAGACTCTTCTCTCATACAGACGGATCATTGCTGCGCGATCTAGTGTTTTGTCGTATATTTGTGTATTACTATTAATGGTCATTTGGTATTCCTAGATTAAATTATTCCTTCATAGGTTTTGGTTTACTACCTGCAGCAGCCGCTTCTGACTGCATAGCATATTGATCATTATATTTTGTTGCAGCAGGAATGATTAATTCATCAGCGTTTACTTCTTGTAATGCGGCTTCATCATCATATTCAGAATCAAGAATATCATTTGCTTTTAACATCTGTAACCACACGCTTCTTGGTAATAAACCTGATTGATACCATTGAGTAACAAGATTCAACCAATCAGCACCTAAAGGCACTGGATCAAAATCTGCGGATAAATTAAACACAATATCACATGAATCAATTTGCAGGCCATATCTCCAGTTAACCATTAAGCCTATTACTTGCTTTAATGTACTAGAGATTTTTGTACTCAACACACTTAATTGTGCCGTTTGAGCAGCATTACGAATTTCTAATGCAATACCTGATTGTTCATTTTCAGTTGTAAGCATTCTAATGCCAAGTTTAGCCATTTCATCAATAGATGCTTCAATAGCTTTTTGCATATCTTGTAATGCGTCTGTGGGTGTTTTTAAGACATCTGCTTTATCATCTTGGCGTAATCTTATCCAAGACCCTAATCCAGCGTCTACAATTTCATCAAATTGTTCATCAGGCATATCTGACATAATAACAGGTGTATAAGTAGCTGCACCGTATAGTAAATGATTTCGTCTACTAATTTTATTATATAGGCTAATCTCTTTATCTACGATAGGCATTAATAATGGCATAATAGGTTCTATATTACCATTAACAGGCCATGCAGGAATATGCTTTAG